AGCCACGTTTGCGGATCAATCTGCACATCTTCTAAGGTTCTGCCAGTTGCACCACCAACGCAAAACACCGTCATAAATACTTTGGTATTAATTTCTAAGCCAGTAGAACGCATTAAAAGTTTAAACAGTTCTGCAAACGTTATTCTGCCTCTCAAATCATCTTGGCGGTAAATCTCTACTGATCCTGCTAAAACAGAATAGGAAGGCTGTGCGGTGCCTACAACAATAGTATAAACACCAGTAATTGCGCTGAATGTGTAAGATGCAACCGTAACCGTGTAAGGTGGCGTTATACCGTTATCAATTGTAATTGATGCACCATTTATAAGTAAATCTGTTGTTGATAGTGCTTCTATAAATAAACCTACTGGATGAAAACCGCCGCCACTATCTACAGCAAAAGTTCCATTTATAATAATATCCCGATTTATAAACGCTGCTTGATCTAAAGAAATATCTTTTAAAAGTCCAAGATTATCAGTAGCAGAAATATTTAATGAATGGGTAAAATCATCAACAATCTCGCTGCAATCATCTTGCACAAGAAAGCCGGTAAATACCAATAAATTATTTTCATACAATCTTACCTTAAAAGTATCATCTTCGATGCTGTAAAAGTTAGATATTGGGAAGCTGCCTTGTAGGTTTAGTAACTCTACATCTAAACTTGCACCACGGATTGCAGCTTTTGAATCATCTGGCCCCCAAGATAAAACAGTTGCACCGCCGCCGCAAACAATTGGCGTATCATCACCGACAAAGTCTTTTTTGTCAATCTCTAAACGGCAAGATGCCCCTTTAAAGGAATCAAATTCAGATGTGTAGATTAAACCGTATGCCATGTGTTACCCCTGCCCATTTCTGCCGAGCGTAGCATTTGTGTTATTTAATACGCCTACTAATTCCCTTCCTTGTATTCTAAATACTACCGTGCCACCACCGGCACCCGATAACATCGCGTTTGTCTGTGCATTTGGTGTAATTGTTGCTCCTCTTGGTGCTGTGATAATCTCTGGCCCACGTTCACCCACTAAAATTGAACCACCTGGCGCAATACCACCCGTTGCAAAACCTGGCACTTGTATTCTTGATGCAAGGCCTTTAATAATACCACCTAATGCAATCAAACCAATAGCAGCGGCAATACCCGGAGGCTTACTAAATGATGCCCTTAATGCTGCTAATAATTTTTGAACAGCAGCAGATTGAATACCTAATTGTTGAACTCCAGCGCCTAACTCTGTAAATATTGTTTTAAAAAAGTTGGCAAATATCCCTTGTGCGCTTACGCCTGCCCCTATACCTTCAAAAATTGATGCAAATGAATTTGCTACAGTTTGCCTTAGCCTATCTGTAATTTCTTCTACTTGTGCTGTTAATTCTGAATCTGGCCCAGTTATTTTACTTACATCAATTTTATCAATTGCCGCTTGTACATTTACTGGAACAGTAACCGTAGGCGTTGGCCCAGTTGCTGCTTCTGTTTCTATTAATTCGCCAACATCTTTTGTAAGCCCCTTTATGCCAGGTATATTTAACCCTTGCACAATATTTACCAATTTTCCACCAGTAAGTAACTTTTGTATAATTGAATCTTGCGGATCAACTTTAAAATCCTTTAATAAAGTATTTATAGCAGCTTCAATTGCTTTTATTTTGGCTGCCGATTCATCAGTGCCAAATGTTAATTGAACGCTATTTAAAAACTGTATTTCTTTTGCAAGATTCTGCAATGTAGATGAAACAGTTTCTAATTCCTTTGTTGTTTTCTTTACTTCTTTATCGGGATCAATCTTTAACTTTACACCAGATGAAAGTTCTGTAATTTGAGAAACAAAATCAGTTAATTGTTGATTAAGTATTCTTAATTCTTTTTGATCTCCAAGTTGTTTTATTTTAAATAAAGTTGATCCTTGGGTTACACCTCCTAATTTTCTTATTTCTGCTGCTGCTTTATCAAGTGCCTTGGCTTGGTTAGTTTGTTCAGCACCTTCTAACTTTAATATTTTAGTAATAATACTTTCAATCTGCGCTTGCTTTTGCTTTACTGCAATTACGTTTTTAATGTTTTTAATGTAGCTTTGATAAGCATTATCCAAACCAGTTACAGCACCTTCTTCTAACTTTAGGCCGTTAAATATTTCTGGGCTAATTTGTCTTAATTCTTTTAATGCAGCTAACTTTCTTTGCCTTGTTTCTGTTTCACTATTTAAAACAGCAATTAATGTATTAACTTGGGTAACTTCTTTTGCTACATCTGTAAAAATACCTTCTAAAGATTCTTTGTATTTTTTATTCGCTTCTGCTGCGCTGTCTGCTGCCTTTTCTGTTGTAAAAAAGCCTTGTTGAGCCAGTACAGTAAGCAAACCAGTTGCAACTGATACTGCAAGGCCAATACCACCAGCACCAACTAATGAGCCAGCCAATGCTTTTAATGCGCCGCCAGTACTGCCCGTTTCAACTTTTAATCTTTGGAATGATTCAAGTAATGGGTTGATGTTGTTTTGAATACCGATAAAACCAAATGGAGCATCTTGAGCAATACGGCCCAAGTTGGTTAGTGATTGCCCTGCTGTGTTTGATGCTTTATTAAGCCCCTTCCCTAATGTACTATCTAAAACTGCTGCTTCCTTTGCCGTTGCTGCCAATTCTTTCTGTGCGCCTTTTAGCCCTTTGTCAAGACTTGCGCCGACATAGTTGGCTTCGACCGTGAGTACTTCAACTGGCATTTGTTCTTATTTTATAGCGTTTCTTAATATTTTCAATCCTTACCGAATCCATTTTATCAATCAGTTTGCCTTCGCTATTTAATGGCCAAACTTTGTCAATGCTACCCAGTGCCTTTGTGCCTACATTGCTTGCTGCAATGATGTACGTTGAAAATCTTGTAATCAACATATCTTCTTGCCTTTTAGCAAAATAGCCCTTGCTGGCATAGTAAAATGCTTCTGGGCTACTTGTGTAATATTCACGCTCTGTCCAACCTAACCAGCCTAATGCTGTTTCATAGTTTTGCCGGATTGCTTCAAAGGCTTTTTTTTTGCTTCTGCTGGAGTTTGTTCTTCAATCTTTTGCTTTGCCAAATCAAGAAACTGCTTCCACTCATTCATTGCCTCAAATGCAGCTACAAACTTTTGCATTTCTTGTATTTCTAAGGATGTAATAAAAACCCCTGCTTCACGCCAGGTTGGTAATTCAATACCATCAAAGTAAGCAGATGCTTTCATTGCCCCGTACATTGCTGCTTGATTACTACTGCCGGCTAAGTTTTCCCAATCCACTTTTTTAACATACTCATTCCAGCAGTAGTTGTCAAACCGCAGCCCTTGTTCTTTTATTTTAATAAACATAAAAAGTTTTATTATGAACCTTCAATTGTGCGAACTGGCACACCACTCAATTGCAAAGTACCAGTAAATGTTGCTGCGCCATCATTAGGAGCATCCAAGGTTAAATCACTCAACAAAGCATCTGTGCCAGTGTAGTAGTAATCACCAGCTACTGGAACTTCTGGGCCAAATAACCACGCAACACGGGTATCATTTTCAAAGATGTCGTTTAAATCACCTTCTGAAAGTTTACCAACTGAAGGATCAAACTGAACTGTACCTTCAAGCGCAATTGTGCGATCTTTAACGCCGTTTATTTTTTCAGTTCCACACTTACTTGACGCATCAATTACGTTAGCTGTACGAGCAAAACTGTTACTTGTAAGACATACAACAAGATCGTAACTTGCACCCGTATTTAGGGTATCAATCAACAATACTAAGTTTTTGCCTTCTGCTGTTCTTTGTGCCATTGCATTTTATTTTTTATAAAGTTAGTAATTTATTAAATGTGAAAAAATTAAATTTCTGCTGACAAATTTTCTGTTTGCCAAAATACCGTAATCAATATCGTTTGAACCGTTCAAAGTTGTTGTAACTATCTGAATGCCATCTGCTTCCAATGTGCTTTGCGGCGTTGGCATTATCAATTCTAATATTTGCCCTGCAATGTAATTCAACTCCTTTTTATTAACGTATTTTGTTTTCCAAGTGTTTATTGTTATTTGCACTCTTGCATCATGGCCGGTGCAACCTTTGTTGCTGGCATCTGTATCTGATACATCAGTGATTACAATGTACTCTGATGAAAGTAAATCGTCTGGTTCTTCGCCTTCGTACACTTCAACAACTGTTAATAGCTGATTAAACACATTACCTTGTAAGGCTGTGTAATATGCTTTGATTAATGGGTTGTTTATATCTTTCACTACGAGAATATTTTATTAAAATCTGATTGCAATTTAGGTAGATTATCTTTTACGGCTTCATACAAAAACTTCTTTGGTTTAATGCCGTTCTGCAATATGTTTATTGCTATCCAATACGCTGCTTGTTGTTGTTTTTCTAATGATGATCTTGAATTACTAACATTGCCAGATTTAGTAGTATCTGCGCCAATTCCTTTGCGCCTTACCCAAGCCATAATAGCTTGTATAAATTCATCCATACTGCCACCCGTTTTGCCTTTAAATGTGGCTGCGTATGTGCGCCACTCTTGCGGCAATGTTCCAACATAAGCGGCTGCAAATTTACGAGTGCCAAACTCTTGATATGCTGCGTAATCTGTTGCAACGGTTATCTTTACTGTAAATGTTTTATTGTCAAATACAGAATTTATAGATGCTTTCAATTTGCCTTCATCTGCTGGTGCATCTCGCTTTGCTTGTGTTTCAACATTTTTACCGAAATTAACTAATGCAGTTTTTGCGTTTTTTTTTGCATCAGTAGCCAACTTCTGTATATCTTTTACAGCATTATCAAAACCTATTATTTTAATAGTTATCATGCTGCTGGCGTTGTTTCATCAGTAAATACAAAAGTAGAATCCGCTTGCCCTGCTTCTTGCGCTCTTAATCTGTAATAATACGTTTCTTCTGGAAACAATAGAGTATCACTATAAGATGCCGTTGCGCCGCTGTAAATCTGAACATAAGAATCACCACTATCACCTCTCGTTGATTCTAAAACGTAATTATCTGCGCTGCCACTCCAAGTTAAATCAATCCTTGATTCATCAAACGCAACCGCTGCAAATGCTGTTGGTGATGCTGCAATTGTTGGTGTTGCTAAGTTTAACACATCTGCAAGCCTACCCAATACCCAAATGCCGTTTTGCAGCAATGGTAATTGCTCAAATCCAGTCAAAGGTTCTGCTTGTCCTAATGTGTTTAAATCTACCATTAATTGATGTATAAAACATTCGCCGTTTCGCCTGCTGCAAATGGTATTAAAAATTCAAATGTTTGCCCTGCTGTAATCTTTACTTCTTTATTTAGTGAATTCAATGTTCCCGTTGTAATTATATCGAACACAATACCATCTTTACTTACTGAAAACACTTGTTTGCCTGGCAATGCACTAAATGATGTTTCGCCGCCGGTAGCTGTAAAAATATAAGATCTAATTTGTGGCAAAGGTGGGTTTGAACCCGAACCACCCGTAGAAACTGAATTATCAATTACGCTGCATCTTAAAATGCTGTAGTGTTTGAATCCTTCTGTTTTAGATGCAATGCTATTTATCTTTAAAGTTTTGCCATCGTAGTCAATCGTATAATTAGAACCGATTACCCTACTTGGCGCATACCTAATTGTTATCCTATAATCGTAAGTCCAAATCTCTTGATTATACGGTGAACTGCTGGAACCAGCCCTATCTTCAATTGCTGCAAACATTCGCCAAGAACCTATCTCAATAGGATCTAAGCCGCCTTGATCATTCTTAATGGCAGCCCATGCCCTTGCAATAACTATGCGGTTCATGTTTACCATACTCTGCGAAGTGGGTTTAAAATCATTTGGGCAATTGGGCCAATATTATCAACTGCTTGCGCTCTGTTATCATACAAATAAAATACAGCGTTCAATAGGGCTGTTTTAAGCTGTTGTGGCAGCACTTCATAGCCTGCTGTATATTCTACAGTCATTCGGTGTAAAGTAGGCGTAATAATCTGCTTAAACTTGCTGCCAGATATCTTTAGTTCAACTTCATTATCTTCATCATCAAAACCAGTTATCAGTTCACTTGTTACGGGCCCCAATGAAAGATAAAAACCACCATTGCCGTTATTTATCACAGCAGTAATTTCACGATTGACAAAGCCGATGTTTGAGTAATCTTCGCACATTTCACGGGCCGCAGTAATCAGAGATTCAATTAGTACATCATCATCATCAAAATCAATCTTGCAAAATAGCTTCGTTTCTTCTAATGTTACCGGCTCTGTAAATCCATTGCTCGGCTCAATCCAAGTTATGTCTAATTGCTGGTTGTAAGACAAACCAGAACCAGCTAATAAAATTCTATCTTCATTTCTGCGGTAATCCATTGTGATAAATTTAAAAAGCCTGCCCGTTAAAGAGCAGGCTTTTATTATTAAACTAACAAAACAAACTATGAAACATTACCAAAATCACCGTAGATGAAGTAGTTATCACCGTAGATAGGGAATGCAACTCTTTCTTCAATTCTAACAGTAACCATGTTCTCACGAACATTGATACCATCTTCGTAGAAGAACTCAACTCTTGGTGCTTCACGCAAGATGAAGTTTGCACCCATTGCCCAATCACCAACGATAAACTTATCAACTGCGATTGCAGTACTTCTGAACACTGGAACACCAGCGATAAACATTTGATCACCAACACGGCTAATCAATTCAGTAGGCAAGTTGTACAAACCAGCTACAGAACCAGTTGATTTGGTCAACCAGATTCTGTACCAATCAGCAGGATTTAACAAGATACCGTTTGCTTCTCTGTCATAACCTTCAAGCTGTGCAACTGCACCAACTAATTGCTCTACATCAATTGTATAACCGCTGTTTGGAGCAGTAAAGTTACCAGCATCAGTAATACCGCTTAACTGTGGTGAAGTACCAGTACCATTCAACAATTGGTTATCTTCAGCGCGAAGCAACAACTCTGGCAAACGGCTCTGAAGAAAGGTAGTCATACCAGTAACATCATCAAGCATATTGCGAGAAATACGCAACCAACCAGCAATCCACTCGGCCTTAACACTAACCTCTTGCAAAGCAAGTTCAATTTGCGGCTTCAATGTTGCTTCTGCAACTGGAGCAATTGAACCAGAACCAGTAACCTCTTTAACGTAATCAAATGTAGATTTAGCACCCATGTTACCGCCGGTTAAAAGTTGGCGAATGTGCAATTTACGCTTTGGCAATTCAATGATGCCTGGGCGAGCAAATGCAACTGAAGTACCAGCAGTACTGAAAGCAGTAGCAAAACTCATATCTTTCATCTCAAAAGATGTAGATTGCCCTTTCTTCAATGTGGTGATTTCGCTTGCTTTCTCGTTGATGTTTTCGCTCAACAATTCAGCAAATGTCTTTGTAGAAGGTGTAGCTGTACCGATGTTGCGATCTGCTTTCACTCTTGCTTGTACGATGTCAAGTGCTTTGATAGTTGCTTCTAAACGATCACCGATTGTTTTTAATTCGGCTTCTTTAGCTTCTTTTGCTTCAATAGATGCTGCTTCGATAGCTGCAATCTTTTCATCAAAGTTTTTAACTTCATCTGCGCCTTTCAATTCGATGATTGATTTAAGCAAATCAAATGACTTT